ACCACCTCCACCTAATCTACCTGCTATTGAGAAAGCATACAATAAAGGTGGATTTATAGAGGCAGCAGCCTAAGATGTTAATGCGTGGAGAATTTATAGAATACGTTAAGCTTGTAGAGAACGGTGGTAAAGCTGGCTTTGACGGAGCAACGTGGTTTCCACATCCATCTCCTGAAGGTGGCAACGACACTATAGCTTATGGTCACAAATTAAAAAATGATGAGAGTTGGATGAAAGTAGGTATATCAGACAGTGATGCTGAGAATCTACTTATAGCTGATTTGCAGATTGCAGCCGAAGGCGCAAGTAATGTTATATCAGAGTTTGGTAGCAGTGACTTTGATGCACTGTGCCAAAACTGCCAAGAAATATTCACAGACTTTGTATTTAATCTAGGTAGTGGTGGCTTACGTAAGTTTCCTAAATTTGTAGCTGGAACTTTAGACCACGACACTGAGATAATGCACCAAGAATATAAAAGATATTACCGTAACGGATACGGTGAATTAAAAGAATTAGAACATCGTAATGCAGAGTTTGCAAAGATGTTCTTCTAGTCAATGGCTACCCACATAACATGTCGTTATTGGCCCCATTGCTAACCTACCGTTGGCTACCCATGTTGTTGCATGGCCCCACGAAAGAGAGGTAAAAATGACTGTCCGTATTGAAACTGATAATTTTGAAGAAGAGGATAATGAAGAACTAGAGCCTACCCCATACGAAAATGAGTATAGAGGTACTTTAGACGATCCAGACGATGATGATTCTGACATTGAAGACCCCATAGATATGGCTACTCCTAAACGTAAGAAACAAGGTCTGGTTGAAAAGAATGCTACTAATGAATCTGATGCACACGACTATAAGAAGCGTTATTCAGATTTAAAGAAACATTACGATACTAAACTTAACGAATGGAAACAACAACAAGAACTCCTTCAGGCTGAGTTATCAATGGCAGAGCAAAGTAAAGCTTTACCAGCGTTACCTAAGAGTGAAGAAGAACTTGAAGAGTTTCGAACTAAGTATCCAGATGTTTACGATGTAGTAGAAACTATCTCATCGTTGAAAGCAAGTGATAGAGTCAAAGAGATTGAAGGACGATTAGAAGATCTAAAAGTGAAGGAGCAAGAAGCTATTGTTCAAACTGCTGAACAAGAACTTTTAAGTTTGCATCCTGACTTTGGAACTTTAAGAGAAGACCAACAGTTTTTGAATTGGCTTGATGAACAACCTCAAAGTATATCTGACGGGATATACAAAAACAATACTGATACTAAATGGGCTGCTAGAGTTATTGACTTATTCAAAGCTGATATTGGACAAGTTTCTAAAACGAGGTCAACCAAACAGAACAAACAATTACCAAAGAAGGCTGCTGAAGCTGTAACAAAGACTAAACAACGGCGTTACATTGAAGACCTTCAAGACGATACTAAAGTTTGGACTGTTGCTGAGATTTCTAAATTGAAGCCTAAAGAGTTTGCCATTGTTGAAAAACAAATCGACAAGGCAGCTAAAGAAGGCAGAATAGTGAACTCTCTGTAAAATAATAACTAAACCTTACTAATTGTAGAAAAGGATTAAGCTTATGGCTTATGCAACTGCAGCAGGTTATGAAAATCTACCAAGTGGTAATTTTGTACCTGTTATCTACAGTCAAAAGGTTCTCAAATTCTTTCGAAGATCTTCGGTAGCGGAAGCAATTACCAACACCGACTATTCTGGTGAAATTGAGAACTTTGGCGACACCGTGAACATAATCAAGGAACCAACAATAACGGTTGCTTCTTATACTCGCGGTTCTACAGTGAACACACAGGATCTGGCAGATGACCAAATCCAACTCACTGTAGACCAAGGCAACTACTTTGCCTTCAAGGTTGATGACATCGAAGAGCGTCATTCACACCTTAACTTTGAGTCTCTTGCAACTTCTTCTGGTGCTTACACCTTAAAGAAAGCATATGACTACGAAGTTCTAAAGAACATCTACGACAACGCTGCTACAGTGGCAGCAACTACTGGTACAGACGGTTCTCCGTTAACAGGTGCATCTACCACTCTTACAGGTGATGAACTTGCTAATGTTATCAGCGGTGCTGCAAAAGTGCTAGATGAAAATGATGTTCCTTACGAAAATCGTTGGCTTGTAGCTGACCCTGAATTTTACAACGTACTACGTCAAGCGACTGCAAAGATTATGGACGCTAGCGTTACTGGAGAATCAGGTTCTGCTCTCTTTAACGGTCAAGTAACGGATCGTCTCATACATGGTTTCAAGCTTTATCAGACTAACGCTATCGTTAACGGTGGTGCTGCTGTAGCTGCGAACCATACATTCGCTTCAACAAATGGTGGTGAACACATCTTCCTTTATGGTCATATGAGTGGAGTTGCTACAGCTTCCCATATTGCTAAGACGGAAGTCATTCGTGATCCTGATAGTTTTTCTGACATTGTTCGTGGTCTTCACGTTTTCGGACGTAAAGTACTTCGTGGCAGTGGCACTGGCTATAAGGCTGTGTTCTCTGGCGTTGCTGATCTTGGCTCATAGGAGGGTATAAATCATGGCTACTTATAATAGAACGGCTACTGGTGGCGGTACGGTTGGACACCCATCCAACGCTGCAGTGCCTTATGTGATGACTTCTCCTGTATGGGATACTGTTGATGGTGGTGCTGGAGGCGACATTGTTCAATTGATTGATGTTCCTGCAGATACCATGATCGTATCAGGTTGCTTAGAAGTGCTTGAAGCACGAGGCAATGGTCAGATTACTATGGATATTGGTTTTACTGGCGGTGATGTAGACTGTTTTCTTGACGGTTCTGCATGTGCTGCTGGTTTTTCACCATTCCTAGAAGCTGCTGTTGGAGCCTCTGGTTCTAACGCACGTATGCTGACAAGTGCTGATACTATTGATGCTCTCATCTTAGATGGTGGCTCCAGTGGTGAATCCGCACTGCGATTCCGCATTCATGTTGTGTTGGCAGATGTTTCTAAAAACCCAACTGAGTCGGCTACAGTATCTACGGGTACTTAATCACTTAACAGTTTTGTGGGGTTCTGTTCAAAAACCCTACACTTTCTTGCTTTGTTCAACTTATATGTGAAAGAATTAATATGTTTATTAAGCTGCTTACTGACGATGAAATACAGACTTGCTTAAATGCAATTACAAAAGATACCTTTAAGAATGGCAACAAGTCACAGCCACTAAAAGAAGTAAAACAGAATAAAGAATCATTAAGTGTACCAGAAGACATTCGTAAACTAATAATTAATAAGATATACGATGCACACTATATAGATTGTGTCTACTGCCCAACTAGAGTTTCAGTTAACTACTACAACCAGTACAAGAAAGATGACTACTATAATCTTCATGTAGATAACTTCAAAGCCCATCCAAAGTCAAACAACGTACACTTTGATTATGGCTTTTCGATAAACTTAAACGATGATTACGAAGGTGGAGAGATATACTTCAACACAGAAATAGGAACCGTAGGACGAAAACTACAAGCAGGTGAAGCTGCTATCTTTCCAATTATATATACGCACGGTGTAAAAGAAGTAACAAAAGGATTAAGAACAAACGTTTTAGGATGGTTCTCTTCTAACCTGTCATACGAACAATCTTTCATGTTAAAGAACTTGTATGAAGTAAACCAACATCTAGCAAAAGATAACAACGATATATTTGTAAAGTCCGTTCTTGTACAGAACTACCTCAAGAAAGAATGGGGTAAATAGAATTATGGAGATAATATTATGGCAACCCTGAGTTACACAACTCATTTCACTGTAGACATTCCAGATGATGATACGCACACTATCACTGGAGGAAGCACTACAGCGACTGACTCAATAACTATAACGCACTACTTTGACAGGCGTTACAGTATTACAAATACTACTCTTACTGAAGTATGGAACGATACTATGCTAGGAGACTTTGATTTTCTTTGGATAGAGTCAGATCAGGCTGTAGAGATACAGCTTATGTGTAACGAAGGTGGAACAGTAGCAGGAAGCAATCTTGAGAATGCGTGGGTTGTTAAACTTGCTGCAGGTATTCCTTTTTGTCTTGCTGATGATTCAAGTCGTAATAGAGGCGATGTTACAGGAACTTTTAATGAAAGCAACTATCTTGCTGAGAACGATACTTGGGAAACAAATTGGACAGCAGATACAATAGATCGTATTGAATGTTATAACGGATCAGGAAGTACCGCCAACGTGCGTGTATTTGCTGCAACTTAAAAGGAGAAGATGATGGCTGGATTTTTAACGGGGCTAGCAAAAAACATGACACCTGCAGAAGATAAATCTGTTTCTCAGGCTGATGTAAACGAAGCAATGGGTATACTAAACAGTGGAGAAGCAGAAAACGATGAAGACAGAGCTATGTCTCAAGAAGTTTTACGAAAAGCTACACCTGCTCAATCAAAAATAGCTAGGGAAGAATTAGGTCTTCAACCTAAAATGAGTGGCGGTCCTGTAAAGAAAAAGAAGAAAGCTTCTAGCGGATACATGGGTGGCGGTTACGTTAAACCTAAAAAGATGGGTCATGGTGGCATGGCTTATCGTGGTAGAACTTACGCATACGGTGGTAGAGTATCTAAGTATAAAGGCTAGTCAGTATGGCTAAACGACAGAAACCTATAGCACGTAATAAGAAAAACTATCGCTCGACTAAAAGTGGAGCAGGTATGACAAAGGCTGGTATTGCAGCACA